GTGAGCGTGTTCAGAATGGACTCCTCGAAAGCCGGCGCAGCGCCGTTGGGGCGCCGGCAAAAAAAAGCCCGCCGACACCAAACGGTGGGCGGGTCTGCGATGGAAGCGAACTGGTGCGTGCGCACTGGTGGGTGCGCACTGCGAACCGTGCGAACCTTGGTTCGCACCCTGACGCTAGGCAAACAGCGCGCTCGCGCCACCTGCATAGCATTGTGGCCGGGAAGGACCCGTGCGTTTTGGGTCGCCGTCCGGGCCGCCACCAATGCCCGGAAGGTAGCTGAGATAGTACCCTCGGAGCGGGCCATCTGTTGCAGCGGCAGAAACATCTCACTGCCGCTGATGCCTGCGCATTGCCAGCCACCCGCGCCAAATCGCGCCAAAACACTACGCCATGACGACGCCATTGAGTTGGTCGGCGACCGTCTGCAAGGCACGCTGCCAGCGCCGCCAGGCCGTGCTGCGGTCGCAGGCGAAGCGGATGGTGATGTCGCGCCAGCCGTAGCGTTTGGCCCGCATCCACACCAGATGCCGTTGCTCAACCTCCAGCCACTGCACCCACTTCATCGTCTCCAGCATGCGGTCAATGGCCTCGGGGCTCGGTGGGAAGGGTCGGTGCACCTTTTCGTCGGTGGCGTAGGCCTCCCATTGGGTGCGGACGAAGGCGGGCCAGCAGTTGAAGTAGCCTTGTACGCGCACGGGTGGCAGGCGTCGTCCGGTGCTGGCGGCTTCCTCGAAGCGCGCGGCCACGTCATCGATCGTCCAGTTGTGACGGTCAGCCATGGCGCGCCCCTCCGTAAAGCCGTTCACCAAGGCGACGGATGAACTCGCGTTCGATGAAGTCGAGGCGCTCGTCGGTGGCGTTGACCACGAGTAAATTCTGGTCGCGCCAGCCGCGTTGCTTCATCGCCTCGAGGTCGGTGGTTTCGGGTTGCAGACGACCGAGCGGGCAGCGGTATGGGTGTACTGGAACCTTCACGTCACACCTCCTGCGTCTCGATTGCCCAATGCAGGATGGCCAACGCGTCCGCTTCGTTGTCGTCGGCTGGGGTGTAGCCGCGCGCGCGGGCCGACGCCACCATCTCGTCCTTGCTCGCATTGCCTTTGCCGGTGGCATATTTCTTGATCGTACCGACCGGCACGCCCTGGTACGGGATGTGGTGGCTTTCGCACCAAGCTGTGAGATGGCCCATAAAGCCGCCGTAGGCGTGCGCAGCGTCCACCCCAGCGTGGCGACGGACTTCCTCGAAGTACACCGCGTTGATGTGGTCACAGGCACTGAGCAGCTGAGCCAGCCAGCGTTTGAAGCGCAGAAAGCGCATGCCGCCGCCTTCGAAGCGCTGCGGCTTGAATAGCTCGGTGCCACTCGTGATCGTCCCGTCCGCGCCCAACAATGCCCAGCCAGTGTGGGTGCCCAAGTCGAGGGCCAGAATCGTCGTATGCATGTTTTGCTCCATTTGTGGGGCGAGTGACGGATCTGACGGGTTTGCCGAATACCTCTCTATCGTGTGCGCTCGCGCACGCGTAAGGGGTTAATCAGTAGACCTGTCAAATCCGTCACTCGAACCCGCATCAGTCGTCTCGGTAGGGATAGCCGCCGCCGCAAGGCTTCGGACGCAGGCTGATACCTGCCAGCGCCCGCGCACCTCCGGTCAAACGGCACTTATCGAATTTGCGCGTGGCCATGAGTTCGGCGAAGCGCTTGACCGAACCGACGTACTCGCCGGCCCGTTCCGCCCACTCGCGCCAGTCGCTGAACAGATCGGAGACGCCTTCGCGGTGGCTCTTGGCGAGGAGACAGCGCTCCTCGATCCACAGACCCAGTGCGTCCTCGGCCTCGAAGTACTCCTCGGTGGCCGAGACGACGCACGCTGGTGGGCGCAAGCCGTCGCGCTGCCAAGCCAGGCAACCATCGACCGCCCACGCCAAGATCCCACCGCGTTCGGCCAGCAACCGTTCGGTGAGGTGGCCGTCGCGCTTCTCCGGCGGCACCGTCACCGTGAACGGAATCAGGTGCAGGCGCCGCTTCATGGCTTCGTCGACGTTGCGGATCGAGGGCTTGTGGTTGCCGGCGATCACCAATTTGAACTGCGGGATGTACTCGAAGAAGTCCTGGCGCATGAAGCGCGCCGAGACCTTGTCGCCGCCGGTGATGGCTTTGACCTTGGACTCGTTCCAGCGCCGGCCCTGCTCCGTCTCGATGGAGGCCACGAACCTCGCACCTCGCAGGCCCGCCAGATCGGTCGGATGCCGGTCGCCCCGCGCCTCCATGAAGGTGTCCATGGGGGCGCTGGTGGCGTAGTCCCCTAGGATCGTGGCCAGCGTGTTCACGAACACCGACTTGCCGTTGGCGCCCGTGCCGTAGAGGAAGAACAGCGCATGCGCACTGGTCGCACCCGTCAGGCAGTAGCCGACCATGCGCTGCAGATAGGCCTGCAAGTCCTGGTCGCCGCCGGTCACGTCGTCAAGGAACGAGCGCCAGCGCGGGCAGTCACCTCGCGGTGTGGCCGTCGCCAGCTTCGTCATCCGATCGGCACGGTCGTGGGGACGCAGCCGCCCGGTGTGCAGATCGATCACCCCGCCCGGTGTGTTCAACGCAAAGAGATCCGCATCCCACTCCTCCGAGGTTGACGAGTGCCGGCGGTCGGAACGCGCCAGTCGATCCACGCCGCCCACCGTGCCACTGGCGAGCAGCTTCGCGGCCAGCCGGTGCGAGTCAACCTTGAGCGCGGCCTCCCGGCAGATCGAGCGGATCAGGTGGTGCGACAGCAGCGTCTCATCGGGCTGCCAGCGGCTGCCAGTCCACACCAGCCACTTGCCCCACGCCGCGCAGTAGCGCCAGTCGTCGGCGTAGCGGGAAGTGAAGGCCAACGCCAAGGCGTCGTCGGTCGCCCATACCGTGGCTTCCAGTGTCCGTGCGGTATTCAGCGGCTTGATGCACATGCGTGGGCCAGAGGCGATGAACCCCCGGATGTCGAAGCCCTCGCCAATGGCATCGGCAGCGTCCCAGCCATCCGGTTTATCGTCCGGTGGCAGCAGCACGTCACAGGACGCGGCGCCAGCCGTCAAGACGGCCTGCGCAGCCGACATGGCGTACTCCCAGCCCGGTTTGTCCCGGTCGGGCCAGACCAAGATGGCCTTGCCTTGAAGCGGTGTCCAGTCGGTCTTATCCACTGGCGCATTGGCACCATGCATCGCCGTGGTGGCCACAAAACCCGCATCGATCAACGCCTGCGCGCATTTCTCGCCCTCCACCAACACCACCTGCGGGGCTGCACTGATGCCCGGTTGGTTGTAGAGCGGGCGCGGCTCGGGCGGTGCCATTTTGCGCCGCTTGGCATCCCAAGGGCGGAATTCCTTCTTGCGCCCGGGCGGGTCGTAGCGGTAGACGACCGCGATCAGTTGCCCCGCAGCATCGAGGTAGTCCCACTTGGCGGTGGCCGGCCCGAGGTCATCGACCGGCGCCTCCTTCTTTGCCTTGCGCACGGGCATCGCAGGCACACGCCCGACAAGATCACCGGCATGCTGCAGCACCTTCGAAAAGTCGTGCAGCACGTCGACGCCGAGATAGGCCGCGATGAGATCGAAGATGTCACCACCGTCGCCCGTCGCCCGATCCGTCCACAAGCCTGCTTTCTCCCCGCCGAGCACCACCTCGAGGCTGTCCCCCGGGCTGCCCAGCACGTCGCCGATCAGGAACTTGCCCCGGCGCCTCTTGCCAGCCGGGAACAGTGTGAAGAGCACGGACTCCAGTCGCGCCAGCAGATCGGCACGCACGGCATCGCGCCGTGCGCCGAAATCCATGGCCGCTTCAGCGCAGTCGTCGTTGAAATCAAGCATCGGCAACCTCCGCACTGCTCGGTGTGGCAGTGGCCTGCTGTGACTCCATCCACACCATCAGCTCGCCGAGCTTGAAGCGCAGGAGCTTGCCTATCCGGTAATGCGGAACTTGGAGACGATCGCGCTGCTTCGGATGGGTGAGCAGGTGCATCTGCAGGTTCAGGCAATGCGCTGCCTCACGCGCATCGACCAGTCGCTCGCGCAGGACATCATTCAAAGTAGTCATGCTGCAGCCCTCCAGCACCGGTCTTGCCACGCACACATGCGGCATTCGAAGTGCGTGGGGTCTTGGAAGCCGCGCGCCAACAACTCGCCAGCGTCGGTTGCAAAAATCACCCGCAGACCGCGGTCGGACATGCGCTGCGCCAGCGCCGCATCGAAGGGCACCAACTCGGTGTAGATCTCCATCGTGTCAGCGTTGATCGCCGTGAAGATCGCCGGGTGTTCGTGCAACTGCAGGTAGGCCTGATAGAGCACGACTTGCGCGTGGTAGATCGGCTTGGCCACGGCCAGTCGGTTCTTTTCCAAATCGCGCCACGACTTCGATCCCAGGCACTTGTGTTCCCACAGTGCCGGGTAGGCGAAGCCCTCAGGACCACCGACGATCACGCCGTCGATGTGACCCTGCAAGCGACCGTCAACAGCCGAAAATCCGAACTGATCACCATCGGCCTTGCGCGTGCACAGGTCAAAGCCTGCCGCCCGCAGCCACGCGACCATGCAGTCTTCCATCACATGGCCACGCTCAAAGATGCGCAGGATGCGGCCCTCGATTTCGCGGCCCGGATCGACCGGTGCTTGGGCGAACTCGTACTGCAGCGCACGCTCACAGGCCGCGCCCAGACGCGAGGCGCCGAGATACCGACGCGGCGTCTGCGCCGTACGCGTCCGCTGAAGGCCGGCATCCACCAGCGCGGAGATTTGGCCGGAGATGCTTGAAGCGGTGTTGAAGTCGATCATGGCTGGGCTCCCTTCGGCTCTACCCACGGCAAATCGTCCTCCAGATCGGCGAACGGGTTGGACATGGGGTCGGACATGTGCACCAAGCCCCGCACAGGCGGAAACTTGGTCTGCTCGTGGTGTTCAACCATCGCCTCGGTGTAGCAGCTGACGATCGCATCAATGACCTGGAGGGCCTCCGCTTCGGCGTACTGCCCCAGGGGCTTGTCAAAGCCGATCTCGCCGGCTGCTTCGCCGAAGGACTTGAGGCATTTGCGCATCGCTGCGCGTTCAACATCTGTGGGATCGATCACTTTGACCTCCTTGATGTCCTTCATGCCATCCTTCACGCGCGCCCAGTTGCCGTAGAGTGCGTGAAACGCATCCTGACAACGGCGCGAACAGAAAACCCAGTCGATCGGGTAGCGCTCGGGGTGGCCGATGCCGCAACGGTTGTCCGTGTGGCCGTACCCTCGAGCCTGTCGTTTGCAGACCCAGCATTGCACGTATCCCCCTTACTGCGCCCAAGCAGGCTTGCCCGGCACCGACGGCCGCTGTGTCTGTGGCGCTGCTGTTGGCCCAGCGGCCGGGGATGCCACCGGTGCGACCGGCGTGTATGCGACCTGCGCCGGACGCGCAACGGCACCAGTCACGCGGGCGTAGTCCGGGTGATCCGGCTCAACGGGGTTCTTCACGACATTGCGCAAGTCGCCCCGACCATCCTTCTCGACGTCGATGCGGGCTACGAACTCCAGCCCATCCAGCTCATGAAGCCCGGAAATGCGGCGGGCTGCGGCGGCTTGGGGCGAGTTGTCCTGCGGCCGGATGTTGCGGGCGCTGTTGAGTGCAGCACGCACAAAGGTGCGCCCCATGTTCCCCCAAGCAGGGCCCTTTGCGCTGTGCAAGCCGACGTTGCTCCACATCTTGCGGCGAGCGAACTCCCCCTCCAAGACGACGAACTCGCAGGACAGGTAAATCGATCCAGTCTCGAAACTCTGGGTCGCGTAGCCACCAGTCCAGTCCTGACTGGGGTCGTCGTAACCACCGGGCTTGATGGTCATGCGCACCTTGGCCACCGTCCCCTTGGGGATCAGGTCGAAGGTTTGTTGCTGTTCGGCATCGTTGAAATCATTCCATGCGGACATGGGTTACTCCTTGCTGTTTTTGGGCTGGGTGGCGGCGGCGCATTTCTCGATGAGTGCGCGCAGGTCGGGGGGCTCCAACAAGTCAAGCTGGCCGGATCGGTCCTTGGCCGGGTAGCCATAGGGATTCATGGTTTGCGTGACGAAGGCGCGGTACGAAGAGCCGTCCTCGGCTTTGATCTCGGCCAGCGTGACAACCACGTCGACGATGCCGGGCAGCTCGGCGGCGGTCTTGGCACCTTCGATCTGCGGCACGAACACCTTGCGACCGAAGTCGTCCATGCGCTCATCGAGGATGGCGACGAACACGACGTGCTTGCCGCGAGCGTGCTGCAGGTGCATGAGCGAGCCCAGCATCTCGGCCCCGAGCAGACCATAGGCGCCGCGGGTGTCGGGTTTGCCGGTTCGGTCCGAAATCGCCTGTGGCTGGGTCTTGGCCCAGATCAGCGCCAGCCGCGCGAGCACGGTGATGCTGTCGACGAAGTAGCAGTCGTACTTGG